CTAATCCAACCGTTCTACCGCCTAATGTTGAGTTTCCGCCACCTACAGGGTCAAAAGCATATAACTTTCTGCTTTCAGCTTGGCCCGTATCTGGCCTTGGATTCCTTAAAGCCTGCGGATCGAGTGTCCTTAACTTGCCTAACTGTAACTGAGGCTGATCTTCATCAACCACATCACGGCCTACCAGCAACCCATTGGGCCTGCCATTTTCAATTTGAGGCACTAAATCCTTGAGAGGGTAACGAAACCCTGTCCGATCACAGAATCCAAATGCCCTTTTTCCTGCTGCGTAACTACTCATAATCGACTGTATCCGCCAGGAACCATGTAAAACGAAGACTTATCTCTGTCAGCATCTGCCGCTAAATTCCACTGCTCATCATAAATTTGCTTCAGCAATGGCGCTCTTTCAGAGGCTTCAGGACGCTTCATACTAATGTAATAAGCCAGACCAGCAGCCATACAAGGCATAAATCGAGCAGGAATATCCGCATTGTTAGAAGCCGGACTGCCCGCATCTTCTATCCGCTGTATATAGTAATAGTTGATTTTGTAAGTTTCTGCGTCATCAGGAACAGGCCATACGTTTAACGCTATAGCACCTGGGTCTTTTTCGATCCAATACTGAATGGGACGGCCTTGAGTGAGCTTATTAGTCAAATGTGAATACTGACTAATTGAAATCCGACTCATCGTTAGATCGGTCTGCTTATCAGCATCCCCATCATCCGTCCTTAAAGAAGCCTCAATCACATCTAGCTGGTCACTAGACAAAGCATAACGACCAGTACCCGCTGTAAGCGCCTGAGAGCCTTCCTGTACAGACCAAAGGTTTAACCCCTTGTTCTGCCATTCAAGAAACATTAAATCCAAGCTACGCCTTGCTGTGCGGTAATCATAGCCACTGCGCAACTCTAAGCCAGCCCGTTCATAGGCTTCTTCAAGAATATCGCTTAAATCAAGATTAAACGCATAAGTACCACTAGTAGCCATCTATTCCAGTCTCCTTACTTCTTTTTAGCTATTTTTTTCTTAGCTACTTTTTTAGAAGCGGTTTTTTTCTTTGGCACTGCTTTCTTTTCTGGCTTTGGTTCTGGCTTAGGCTCTGGCTTAGGCTCTGGCTTTGGAACAGCCTTAACTGGACTAAGCTCTTTTAGCTTTGCCTTGGCTTCTTTTTCAGTCATTGCATCAAAAACAACGACATCAAATTCACCATCGGAATTTTTAGAGCCTATCTGATAAATAGGATTACCCATTGTATCTGGATGCAGTGAAGTACCATTTTGAAATATTTCTAGTTTTGCCACAATGATCTCCTATGCGTAATTTTTAGTCATCGTCAGAGTAACCGTATAAGCATCACCAGAGCCATGACCTACTGTAGTCAACATAATGTCTCCGGTTTTACCTGAACCTGAATTATTTTTTAGTCCACCATCACCAAAATCCAGCGTATCTGCATAATCCGCAGGCAAATGAAGTGCTAAAACATCTGTGGAAGCATCCCAAAGAAGTTTCACGCTCATACCAAAATTTGAGAATGTAAGCGATTGAATGGTCACTCCATCACAGGCAGCACCCGTCATCGGGTCTGACTCTAAAGCAGAAACATCAACCTTTTTTACCGCAGCCTCACCAGTTCCATCACTCACATTGGTAAAGCTCATCACAACCTGACGAGCGCCGTCTTGAATCGTTTGACTTGTAACTACATCAGCCATTTCTATCTCCTTAAATAGTCAGATGGAGCCGAAGCTCCATCCAGCTAACAATCAACTACTCAAATGGAGTCGCTAGTGTGCCGTCACCATGCAAGAACGCCTCACAATGCCAAACCGCTGCACTGGTCGCTACCAATCGAATAACACCGCCTACAAGCCAACCCTGCGCTGCTGATCCCAAGTCAATGGTATCGTCATCGCTGGCGTCTGGAATGAAGGTGTTGTTGTCAGTAGCAGTCGCAGGATCAAAAAGCGTTGCAAAACCAGAAAACAAATCGCTGGTATTGTCCGTATTGATCTGGCCTGCGCCAGTAAAGGTCGTTCCCACTATGAAAGTGTAACTAAGACCTGCTGCCGCCGTTGGCAAAGTAACTACAATACCAGCCGCCCGATTTAAGGTATAAACCGTCCCAGAATCAGTAGACTCAACGTTGTGAGTAGCGGCTGTAATGCTGCTCACGTTGTCGTAAGAGGAAACATAACCCGTTGTGGTGATATTACCACTGGAGTCTATGTCCAGATTAGTGGTAACAACACCTGTGCCAGAAGCTTTGCTTATTTGCTCGAACCCGTTCTCAGACCTAACCGGCCCGTTAAAAGTAGAATTAGCCATTGTGTTCTCCTGTCGTGGCTGGTGTCTGAGGTTTCACGTGAAACACTCAGTCAGGATAAAAACAAAAGGGGGGCAAAGCCCCCCGAGTGTTTAGCTTGAACCGGGAGATCCGTAGATTCCCAGAGGATCGGATACGCCGAAGCTGTAACGCTCTCGCGCCTTGTAGCGCACGTTACCCGTATCGAAGTCACCGTCCATTGAAGTTTCCAGCGAAGTACGCTCGAAGTGCTTCAACCCGTTAGGTATATCAGTGATGATATAGAAGGCGTTTGTATCAGTCAGATAGTGATTAACCGCATATCCTTCAGGGATTACTCCCATGTTGCGGATAGCGTTGATATCGTTATCTGAAGTTGACACTCGCTGTGCTGTTTCAAGCAGTCGATCTGCTGTAAACATCAAAGCGGGTGGCACGATCAAACGTCTTGGCCTAGCAGCGATCAGCAAACCTCTTTCATCGGTGAAGGCAGCAATATCAATAATTGCGTTCTCCAAAGATGTTTCGTTGAGGTCAGCCGCCGTTGAAGGACGGTTGTCGTTTGTACCACCTGAAACGAGAGGGTGGCCGTCACCGCCGGTTACACCGTCACCACTTGCTGTAAACAAGTTAACACCATCACCTGATTGGTAGGAGTTGGTGAAACCGTTGTTCAGCGGGTTGACAGATTTAACCTGCTTGGTGTAAGCCATTGCCCGTGCCAGAGCCTTTGTATAACGAGCAGACAAAGAATCATACAAATTATCTTCTAATGCCTCCTCAGTTATTGCGAAGCCCATAGCAATCGTTTCATGGTTGTATCGTGCCGTGAAGGACTCTTGCGCTGAATCATAAGAGATTGCAGAACCTTCATTCTTCACAGGGGCGGCAGCAAAGCCACTAAGCTTCACTTCCTCCTCAAAAGAACGATCAGAGCTTTCGGTCTCATAAATGAGATCGTGCTCATCGTCGTACTTTTCATACTCCAAACCAAACAAGGCGTTAAGCCCCGGCAGTAGTTCCTTTAGCGTTTGTGCTCGTGAAATAGCCATTGATTATACTCCGAGCTTGGTTTCATACGCATGACTTAAAGGCAGATAGGTCACAAGACAGTCAGTGTAAGCATCGCCTACCGTACTGCTTGGGCCATCTACGAATTCAAGAATACGCAGTGGAAGTGTGTTTGTTGTAGCAATAGAACCACCGTCTAAGGCGTTCTTGCTACGTCCGATTGCAGTTGATCCTGCTGTGTTAACTGCTGAGACGTTGTTGCCAAGACCCGTTTGGGCAATAGCTTCATCACCTTGCATTTTGAACACTAACTTAGGATCGTCAACAACATACGCCATAATATCCGAAGCCGTTGTAGAGGCAGGATATTGCTGGTTGAATGTTAATTGACTTGTAGATGGGTCAGTGTAGGAACATCCCACAAAGATACCAACCGTACCAGCAACAACAGCAGTTGTTACTGCGGCTTTTTCAACCGTGCCAGCCGCAACTAGCTTGACGAAATCGCCGTAGAAAATAGCAGTGCCGTAAGCACTAGCAACTTTCATGTGTCTAACTTTTCCGGAGTACGAACCACTAGCACTTAACGTGTTAACAGGTTCCGCCCCGTTTGGGGTAGCAGAAGTAGCCATATGTATGACCTCCTATGTTAAGAAACCACCCCACCCACGGGTTAGTTTCTACCGAACGTTGTCCTCGTGCTTCTCTCAGGATCTAAGAGCGGCATGCGAGGGTCATTTTCTCTAAGATAGTTGTTGTCAACAGACTCCATCTGGTTGTCGGCTACCTGCTGGAAGTGCTTAGATCTTGCCCGCATCTTCCCTGCTGGTGCTTTGCATAAAAGCAAACCGCCAACTTCAACGTTGCCCTTGAAGTTAGAACCCATATCAGACTCCAGCATGAGTTCGGGATGATCATCAGCCTTTACAGGCTCCCAACCTTCCCTAAACATTCTGGACGTATGTGTCCCATCTGATTGGCCTAAAATACTTGTCCTGACCCAACGAAAGACCCAGCCATCTTGCGGGGTCGGATCGGGTATTACAGAAGCAGGACTCCAAGAATCACTTGGCCTGACATCACTATCTCTTTCTTGTACATTTCTAGGTGTGCGCTCTTCAGTCATTGGTAATCTCCCAATTAAACATATTTGGCATATTGCTCGTCCGTTAACCCCAACCTCTTAGCGAGAGAGCGTTGAGATGGCGAAAGCTTCACTGTGCGAGGTTTGGCCCCATTATTTCTAGTTGTGGGGGCCACCACCATCGAAGGTTGACTAGCAGTCGAAGCTCGCTCTTGTTGGGAATTCCCAACCTGCCAATCATAATCTGGAAACGCTTTTCTAACCGTTTCATCAATCTGTCTGAAATATTCAGAAGAATTAGGCTTTACACCCTGATTCACTAACTCTGCATGCTTACCATAAGCAAGCGAGGTCATCGCCTCACGACCTGATGCCATGAACCAAGGGTTTCCCGCTGCCCACTCCTGAGTCTCAGGGTCGGGTTGTTTCGGTTGTTGCGGCTGTTGCGGTTGTTGTCGAGGCTGTTGCTGCTGTTGCTGCTGCTGTGCCGCCCAAGCCTGCTGGTATTGTTCTTGCTGTGCCTGTTGGTTTGCAGCAGTCTGGGCATAACGATCAGCTTCAGTTAGCTCCGTTGTTGCCTTGGTCAAAGCTTGCTGAGCATCAACTACATTATCTGTGTTGCCTTCCTCGTAAGCTTGCCTGTACTGCTCTTTTGCTTGTCCGACAGATAGCGCAGCGCGTTCTTTAATCTGACCGATTAGAGCCCGCTCGCCTCGG